TTTTCAAATGGTGTATTATAGTTGCGTGGTTTAGATTTAGTTCTTTTCCTATTTGTATTAAAGAATATCCTTTTTGTCTAAATAAGAAAGATGCTAATGCTTTCATTTCTACTTGTTCACGTTTCCTGCTTTTTATTGTTACATCAATTCCTGATTCTTGTTTTATTTTTTCTATTATCATAATTCGTCAAATGTTAATTCTAATTCTATTGGGTTAAATTCTTGTACTACTGCGGTTAATGTAAGAAACGAAGATACTTCTATTGCTAAATGTATGCCTGCACAAACTTCAAATTGTTCACGTTCTTCGTAGTCTGTTAAAACCATTCGCATTGTTTCTAATGTTTCGCCTTGACTTATATCGTATAGCGTCATAGCAAACGCTTCATCTTTTGTTAACTCATCCATTGTACATTATGTTTGTATGTTATTCTTACTCCATTATAAATAGAAGATTTTTTTTTATTTTCTTTTTCAAACATTGGTTGAAGATTTTTATAATTACACAAAATTAATAATTCTTCTTTTGTTTTTGCTAAAGCTAAAGGTTTTATATGGTCTATAACCCAACCATTTTTACCCATATTATCCCAACACATATTTTCATTAAATTGATTTTCGATATGTTTTTTTATAGTATTAAAATCTGCTCCTAATATTTTTTCTGTGTTGTATGGTTTGTTTTCTTTTATTCTTTTAAAAGCCAACCAACATCTATTTCTTAATTTTTCTTTAAAATCATTAAATATACACCTATCAACATATTCATCACCATATTTAATTCTTAATTTTTTATAGAAATTTTTATTAGATTCTTTTATCATAGCACACCTCTTAATACATATTGGTCTAAATCTACTCCTTCTGTTTGAAAAAAGTGTTTATAATTACTAACTCCTTGATCAAACTTTTCTTTACCTTTTGCGTAGAACTCATCGCTACATTCAAAGATAGCAATATCTAAACTACCTTTGTCGATAGCTATAAATACAAAATCTTCTACTCCAAACATTTCACGATATAACCACGCTTGTAAATCGTAACTGTATTTATCTGCTGAATAACGAAAGTCTTTAATACCTGTTGTGGTTTTTAAATCAATAATAGTATTGTCTTTTAATATATCTGCTTTTGCTCTTATTGGTATTCCATCAATCATTGCTATTTGTGGTACTTCGTATTCTGCTTTTGTTAAGTATTCTTTTACTGCTTCGTTTCTTAATAACGCATCGCATAAACGTTCTGCTGCTTTCTTTTCGTTTTTAGTGTAAACTTCTTTTCCTGTTTCTTTTGCAAGTTTGTATTCTTTACTTGCTTTTGTTGCAGCGTCTACAAATATAATATTGTCTAACTTTTCAGGTTCTAATATCATTGTGTGAAATAGTCTACCATCACGTAACGCTTGTGTTTCACCACTACCATATTTTGTTGTAAAGTAATACGTTTTAGGTGAAGATATTAATGTTTTAATACTTGAACTACTTAATGCGTTTTGCCCCAAGTAACCATAGTAGAAACTATCATCATACATATTAGCAAGGATTTCTTCTTTAGTCCATTGTTTGTTATCAAATGTTGTTATCATATTATCTTATTTTTATGTTGTTTAAATTGTTCATTGTTTCATCGTATTTTAATACTTCTTTTATTTGTTCTTGATACAAATCTGATTCGTTCCATTCTTCTAACAATAGCTTTTTAATATTACGCAATTTGTTTTTCATATATGCGTTATCTAAATCTTTGCTTAATTGAATTAAGATATCTAAATCGTTTATAATTTCTGTTTTCATTAGTTATAAAGTTTATCGTAAATTGTTTCTAATATTTCTTGTTCGTCTTTTTGTGATAATACCATTGTTATATCAGTACCTTGATAAAATACTGAACTAATAATAACATCAGGCACTTGATCGCCTTTTACTTCTACGGTGTAGTAATCAACTTGGATTTCTTGATTACGATACTTAAATGTTTCCATATACTTGTTTTTAATTGTTTCAACAAATATATAACTTATTTTTTACTTATTAACATTTTAACAAAAATTTAACAAAAAAAAAGTAGGTGTTAGCCTACTTATTATTTTCAATCCATTGTTCCTGTAACTTTTCGTGGTGTTCTATTTCCCGCATCAAATAGTTTAATGCCTTTCGTAAATCATCAAGTTCGTTATCTTTTTTACCGGCTCGTGCTAAATACTTTACTATATTGCCACGATTAAAATTCATATCGTACATTTTACAAAAGTCTATGACGTCAACTTTTGAATCAGTCATATAATGCATTGGTGTTATCTTGCTCATTAGTCTATTTTTAAAAATTCAGCTTCAGCGTATTCTTTGAACCATTCTTTGTTATCGTTGTACTTTTCAATTATTGCGTCAATCATAATTAATTCGTCAAGTGTTGAAGTACTTAATTTAGTAACCAAACTTTCAATCTTACTTAAAATGTTTGTAGTCATTTCAGGGTCGGTTTTATAAATACTTGTGTATTCTTTATGTACGACACTTTCCAAGTCTTTGTTTAGGTTATTAATTCTATTCTTAATTTGTTGCTTATATTGTATTGTAAAGCGTAAATTTTCGTTGCATTCTAAAAGCAGTTGTGAAAGTATCACTTGCTTTAAATATTCTAACTGTATTGGATTTTCTATTGCACTCATATTTCTTTTAATATATTATGTGATTCAATGTATAAATAACTAACTTCTTTTGATACTTTATGCCTTGTGCTAAAATGTGTTGAAGCAGGATTCTTGCTGTTTGTTTCCCAAATTGGTTCTACTTTTAATAAGTTCCAAAAATAGATTCCTCTTGGTGTTGAGTTGACATAAATTGGTATATCTAAATGTTTTTCGCATTCTTCTAACATAGCATCATACTTTTTCTTTTCTAAAAGCATTTCGTTAAAATGTTTTGTTCTGCATTTTAATTCAATACGATGTTTAAATTGCGGCGAATAACAATCCCATCTTGACATTTGATTTTTTGACTTAACCAAATCATTGTAGATGTTTTCTTTTAACCAAAGGAATAAATCCTGCTCGTTCCAACTATGCATTTTGCGTGTCGTAAACTCTTTTAAGATCGTTTATTTTATCTCTCCAACAAGAACCACAATTTGAAGGTTGTATTTTTTCATTAAATACATTCTTGTAAATTTCAGTAACTTTGTTTTGTTGCTTCGGTGTTAACTGATTATTAGTTATTGAAAAGAAATTAGTTAACCATTCGTTTTCTTCATCGGTTAAACATTCAGCTTGTTTGTAAGGAAACAATTTGTTTAGTAAGTCTTTACGTTCACCACAACCACAATCGATTCCTGTAGCTTCCGAAATTGCTTCTACTACTGTTTTAATTCCTGTTGCTTCAGTGATTTTTTCTATTGTATCACCAAGTCCTTTTGATTTTCTTTGTCTTGCCATTTTTTTAAAGTTTTAAGTTATCGTAATCGTCTTGTAATAATCTTTTAAGTTTTTGTTTGTTAGCTTTTAATGTGTGAAATATACTTACAAATGATATTCCTGTTTCTTTTGCTAATTTGCGTATTGATGTTTTATTATCTCGGTATAAAGTAAATAGCTTTTTATCGTACCATTCCCAACTATTAACCTCATCTTCAGCTTTTGTTCTAAAACTATCCCATTCTAACTCTTGTTCTTCGTTGTAATCGTCTATTAGATTATATATTTCTTCGTTTAATTCGCATTTATCAATACGCTTTCTAATATTATGAAGTTGAAAATGTATGTTTCTAATTATTATAAAAACATAACCACGATTTGGTTTGTCGTTAGTAAACATTTGTTGCTCGGTAACTTTGTATTTATGCAGCAGCAGGTACATTTCTTGTACTATATCTTCTGCAAAATCTTTGTCAAACACTTCAGCAAGTTCTACCCAATCTTTGTGATACTTTGCAACTCGTTCTAATATTTCCATTTACCAATATATGTTAATTGACAAAACACCTAACAGGATTTGAATAGTATAATATTTTTCTTCATCTTGTTCGTCACAATCATAAAGAACACCTACCATAAAACCTTGTATTGATGCTATTTGAATTTCTTTTCCTGTTTGGTCTGCCCAAAGCAATAAAGAAACTATTAACCCAAGAATTAAATAAATCATATTAATATAGTTTAGCAGTTATTTTTCCAACCTTTTTTTCTTTTGCCGGTTTTAAAGCAATATTTATTTCAACGTTTGTTAATTCACTATCTAAATTTAGAATTGATTTGTAAGCACCTTCAATAGCGTTCCAATCAATAATAGAATCAACCTGCAATAATTGTTCTATCATATCTATTTTAAATACAACGTCTTTAAAGTAAGATAACAACTCGCTATTATCGGAATTGTAAACTAACATTCTTGATGTGCTTATTTTTAATTCCTGTAAATGATTTTTAATTGTCAAGTTTTCCATTGTTCAAATTTATTAATAAGTTATTAACATTTATTTATAAAGCTAAAAATATGCTCTATTATAGGTAAAGTCCATCCATCACCAAGTAATGAAGCTGCTTTATTTCTTGTTATAATATCGCAGTAATCATCAGGAAAACCCTGTAAACGACATAACTCAATTTTATTTAATGTTCTTAATTTTATACCATCGTAAGCATATAAAGGATCGTTTCCTTGAAGCAAACAAGGTGCTTTTCCTTTTGTAACTCTACCTCGTCTTGTTGTTGATGTTGGAAATGCAAGATTTAAACAATCATTTTCAGTAACGACATCATAACCTTTTACAGTATTTGTTTTTACTCTTAATTCATTATTTTCAACATAAATAATATTTGGTATTTGTTTACCTTTTTTTAATCTACTATTTATATAAATTTCTTGCTTTTTTTCATCATTAATTAAATGTTTATAGTCAGAAGCCAATAAACTACAAGCTTTTTTTCTATCTGTATATCCATCAGTTAAAATATCTTTAAACATTATTTTTCTATCAGTTGGTTGCGGAATATCAACAACAGTATCAAACATTGTTTGTTTTGTTCTTATGTTTGTCCAATAATATCTATCACGCAATGCAGCAACAACTAAACTACTATTAATTCTAACAGGATAAACTCCTAATGCTCTACTCATAATTCCTACGTCCAATTTAGAAGCACTACCTACGTTTTCCTGAAGAAATAATACATTTGGATTTAAAAATTTTATGTGTTCTAATATTTCAATAAAAGTAAAAAACAAACTACTTTTACTGCCATTTATTCCTGCTCTTTTACCTGCTGCAGATAAATCTTGACAAGGTGAACCACTTAAAACTAAATCAATACTTTTCCAATCAATATCCCATTCTCTCCATTTGGTTACATCACCAACTTGTATAGTATCAGGAAAATGATATTGTGTTAATTCAATAGCGTAAGGTTTAATTTCGCTCGAATAATATTTATCTACTTTAATACCGACATTCTCCAATGCTTGTCTGCCTGTATTCATTCCATTAAATAAACTTAATACTATCATATTTTTATATCTTTTAGTATATCATATAAATCACCTTCAACTTGCGGTAAACCAAAATTGTTTACTTTAAAATTAAAATCTTCAAAACTTGCGTTTCTACTTCTTTTGCAACTTACTTTAACAAGTTCTTTATTTACTGTGTTTAGTTCTAATTGTATTTGTGTTTCTGCTTTCTTTTCCAAGAACGAACCTAAATGTCCTGTTGGTTTATCAGTTCCAAAGTTTGAGTGAATAACAGTAACTATGTGACAATTCAATTCTTTTGACCAACGCATTAAATGTTGTGCTACTTCACTTGCTTGTTCTATACTATTAACATCGGAACATAAATCTGCAATCCCATCAATAATAACCAAACCAATATCTTGACCTTCTAATTTATCATAAAGTATATATTCAATAAATAAAACTCGTTCTTTGAATCCTAATTGCCTTAATGCGTAAGTATGGTATTTATCATCTTTTAAACCTGTCATTTGTAATGGTCTTTTAAAAACCATTGAAGCGTGAAAGTTTCCTTGTTCGGTGTCAAAATGTATAACGTGTTTATCTTGTCTGTTACCTCTTAATTTACCGCCAAAGCCCTGTAACTCGTTTTTCATATAAACTGCGCTTAAAAGCGATATAAAGAACGTTTTTTTTGATTTAGGTGGTGCTTGAATAAAACTAAAGTTACCATAAGTTCCTATAGGAATTGGATATGTTTTATAACCATCTTTTGTTTCGTATTCTTTTTCACCAAAAGATAAAGCAGGTATTGGATATTCTATTTCTTTTTCAGGGTTAATGTAGCAATCTTCTTCGAGCACTTGCATCATCATTCTATTGATCGTTTCTTGTTCTGTCATTTAAAATAACTTTTGTTGTGATACGTGGTTTTTAATTCTTTGTATTGCTTTGTCGTAGTATTCTTTATCAAGTTCACAAGCGGTAAGTTCAAAATTATAATCGTGTGCTGCTATTGCTATTGAACCTGAACCTAAATGTGTATCGAGTATTTTATCACCTTCTTTAGCGTATTTATCTAAAATCCATTTGTAAAGACCAACAGGTTTTTGTGTTGGGTGTACTCTTGTTTCTTGTTCTTGTTTTTTGTATCCACTCCAAAGAAATTCAAATTTATCTATTTTATTTATTATAGAACAATATGCTAATTCACCTTGTGTATAAGTTGGCATTGTTTCCTTTTTATCCCAAAAAATATAACCACCAATTAAACCAAAATAATTGCCACCCCATATGATTTGATTTTTAGATACTCTAAAAAGTTCTTCAAAATATTCATCATTAGGTATAGATAAATCCCAATCCTTTGACTTATATCCTACTTTCTTTTTTCCATTCCAAGTTTTGTTTTTAGGTGTAAACTTTTCTTTTGCAGCATTAATACCATATGGAGGATCTACTATAGCTAAATCAAAATAGTTATCAGGATAACGAGCCATTAAAAGCATATTGTCCTCATTAGTTATTGTTATCTTATCTGTTATTTCCATAATTGTTTAATTTAAAAAGGGTAGCTTTTACACTACCCAATTAATTTAGAATGGTAAATCCACTTCTACTGCTCCGATCGTTGCAGGTTGTCCTTCTTTTTTAACTGCTTTAATGTTTCCATCAGTCCAAACAACTGAACCATTTCCGAGATAGTTCTTTTGTTTTTTAGCATCACGTTCTTCTTTAGTTTGTGAATCAGTTAACGATACGTTTTGACCCCATTGGTTAGCTTCATCGTTAATGTTTAAAGTACAGTTGTAATATACTGCTCCATCTTTACCCATTACAAACTTTTCTTTAGGTAGTTTGTCAACTCTAATGCTTAAATTGATAATTGAACTCATAATATATAATTTTACTTTGCCTACCTTTTTTTACTGTTGTCGGCTATTCAGCTTTATTTAACTTTTAAAAGTTCTTGTTTTGTTTTGGCTGCTAATTTATACTTTTTTTCGATAACTTCAATAGTTCCACCGCTTTTTAAATATTCAATAGCTTTTGTAAATTCAGGTGTGTTAACATTTAACCATTTTTGCTCATCTTCAGTTGTCGCACTTTTTGCGTTATCTCGTCCGTGTGTATTAGTTGCATCAGCATCTTGCGTGTCGTCAATTAAAAGTAAGTTACCCAATGCGTATTTTTTACCATAAGAAGAAGCAGAACCATATTGCTGAGGTACTTGCATTCCTTTTTGTTGCAAATCTACTCCTACTATTGCAATAGCTTTTATAACGTTAATTCCGTTATTGTCAATAATACTTGCAGTTGATTTCAATACAGGTGGGTTTTCACAAATTAAACTTTCGTTAATAGTAAAAGATACACCAAATTTTTCGTTGTAAGGTTTTAACGCTTCTAATATATCTTCTGCAGAACGGAAGTTATATTTTCCAAAAGAATTAAACTTTGATTTGTTAGCTTTAAATTCTACTTGAATTTTAGATAGCTTTTCGTTTAATGTTAAATTTTTCATAATTCGTAAGTTTTTTGTTTAATAATTGTTTTGTACTCTTGTGGGCAATCTTCGTCACATAATTCAAATATATGTGCTTTAACATCATTTAATTTTGTTTCAAGTTCGCAAATACGTTTTTGTAATGCTTCAACTTGGAATCTTTGGTAATCGATTAAATCTTTCATTTGTAATTGTTTTTAATTATGAAGCAAATATATAAAGAATTTTAATACAAAAATAAACATTAACATTTCATTAACAAAAAAAAAGAGTAGTCGTTAAACTACTCCTTCTTCAAACAATTAGAAAACAATCAGAAATTATAATGTAATTTATAGAAATTCTTTTAATTTATCTTTGTAGTAAATAATCATATCTTGCAAATCATTATCAGATAATTTAACTGTCTTTTTAGATTCAATTAATAACTGTTCTGCAAAATCATTACCAAATTCTTTATTTAATCTTTTGCCAAACTCAAACTGCAAACCCTGATTTCCGATATTGCAGCCATAACATTGAACTTGTACGTTATATTCGTTCCATCGTGTTGAATAATGCCTACGTGATGCAAAGTGACCTGCTTGTTGCTTTTTATAATGGTCTTTTTTACCACAAGTATAACATTCAGCTATTTCACCTTTAGCATAACGCAAACGTATGTACTGCGAAAATACAGTATCTAAGTTTTTAACTAAAGTTGAACGTTTTACTTTCATTGATACAAATATAAAAGATAGCTATTAACATTTATGTAAATAACTTTTGTTTTTTGATTGTAACTTTTTGTGTAGTTTTGCGTATAATAATTAACCAATGCGTTGAAGACTTGCATAACCTAATAAATACGGACGATGCTTGGAACAGGTAAAATATTGAAAATTTGTTTTTCTTAAGGGAGCTTTTTCTTTCTTTTCTTTTTTACTCTTTTTTCTTTTCTTTCTTTTGTATTTAAATAACTATTTTTAAAAAGTAAATTTCTTTAAAACTGCAGATAAAACAAATAATATAACTAAAACTATTATTAAGCGATTAGCAAGTATTTTTATAGTTTCCGAATAATCTACTTCTTTAGTTTTTTTTTCTTCTTTAAATTCAATATTATTAGCTTGTTTTTCTTTAACTATTTCTTTTGTGTTATTATAAATAACCCTTGTGTTATAAATAGTGTCTTTTCCTATTAAAATAGGTTTGTCTAAATCTACAGGTTCAAGCGTATAACTATTAGAGTATTTTGTTGCATCAATTTCAGTTGTACTATTATCCTTTACAACTGATTCTTCAGAACTCTTTTTAACTACTCCACAAGACGTTAAAATTAATAAGATAAGTAAATATACTATTTTCATATAAAAGTGTCTTAAATGTCTTTATATTCGCTTTTAGCATCAAAACTTGGACACGCTTTAGCTACGCCTTTGAAGTCTTTATGACCTTGAACAATAGCGTTAGGAAATTGTTTTTTAGCTTGTTTAACTAAATACAATAAACTTTCTTTTTGTTTAATTGTACGTGTGTCTTTTGGTCTACCTGATTCATCTATTCCACCAATGTAACTAAAATGTATTGATTCAGAATTGTAACCTTTAACACCATTTGTTACTTGTTCGTATTTAGCCAATTCGTGAATAACACCATTTGCATCAATTAAACGATGATAACCTACAGTTTTCCATTTTAAAGTATTTTTCCAATAATTTATAATGGCTTCTTTTTTTGTATTTGGTTGCGAAGCAGTACAATGAATAACTATGTATTTAATCTCTCTCATCATTTTTCTTTTTCATTAATTCAATAGTTTTCATTATTGTATAAATTATAGATACACACAATAAGAATATTTTTAGCGTAGATTCTACATTAGAAAAGCTAATTGCCATCGCAAGTGAGTTAAGTCCGTATAGTTTCAAATCGTTAAGTGACATTTTTGGCTTTCATTAAACGTTCAACAATATTTGTAACTCCTTCAATAGTAATGTAAGAAGTTCCAATAATAACCCAATCAGTAGAAGTTATAACTCCTGAAAATAAACCTGCAGATGCTACAACAAAAACTGTTAATTTACGACTTACCCACTTGTTAAGGAATAAATCTATTTTTTCTTTACTACTCATTGATTATTTTATCAAAAGGATATATCAAATCGCTAACAACTTCATAACCGGCAAAAGTATGTTTAGGATTCTTAACCTCAATAGCATTATCAAACACAATTTCGTTTTCGCTCATAACATCGTAATGGTAACCATCAGCGTAAACAGGTGCAGTTATTTCGTTAAAGTCACTATCATAAGTTCCGTTTTCTAAAACTATTAAACCTATCTCTACTATTGCTTGAATACCTTGCCCGTAAGATAAGATAATTTCTTTATCAAGGTTTTCTACTTCTACATAAACTTTCTTTACTAATAAATCAGCTATTGCAGTTTCTTTGTCTGTGTATTTTAATTTATAGATATTCATTATATAGTTGTTAAAGTTGCTAACTCAGTATTACTTAAACGTGTTTTGAAAAGTGCAATATTTTTAAAATTTACTGTTTTAGTTGCTGCAAGTACAGTAACAGGATCTACTAAAGTTAAAGCAGAAGTAGCAGGAATTGTTGCACTTGTATCTGTTCCAATTTGAACACCATTAACATAAAATACAACATCATTGTTTTTATATGCCATAGCTAATTTATAAGTTCCCGAAGGTAAAGATGAACTATAAAAAGCCGCTTGATTAACGTTGCTTAAACGAATAAAAAATAATACTTTTCTATCTACTCCACCGCCAATATTACCATAGTGAAATATTGAAATTAAATTATTTGTAGTTCCATCTGATAAACTAACTAAAGTATCATCTACACCGCCAACATTTGCTACATTTGCATCGTAAATTTCCTCAACAAAAATAGTTCCCTCTGTTTGCCCTATTAAACTACTTATTCCTGTTTTAGAAATAACATCAGCGTTACGAGTAACTGAACTTGCTACTGTAGGAATATATGAAGTAGGATAACTTCCTGCCTCTAATTGAGCACCCCATAAATACGCACTTTTTATACTTGTACTTGTATATGCTGTGCTTGTAGGACTATTTGTAATACCAACATATAAACCATAAAGAGTACTTGTTGTAACTGTAGCAGTAGCAGTAGCTATACATCGGTACCATCCGTTACCCATATTTACAACTGATGCAGTAATGCCTGAATCTTGTCTTGTAACAGTTCCGTTTTGAATATTAAAAATTACGTCTTTAATTGATCCAAAAGCATTAGTCATAAACTTAATACAGAAATAATTTATATCTACATTTTTAACATAAAAAGACGCAGTATAAGCTGTACCTGAAGTAAAAGACATTAAATAATTAAATATATGGTCAATGTTTGTACCTATTGTATCTTGTATTTTATCTGCTGTATTATTACCATCAGGGGCAGTAGTGTTATTTGCTGTAACGGTTAAATTATTTTTTAACCAAAATACATTATCAAATTGTTCTGAATAAGGATATTTATTCGTTCTCTGTGGCTCTACCAATATACTCGGACAACTTCCATTAGTGTAATCAATACGAGGTACGTTTAATCTATCAGTTGTAGGGAAGTATTCTTTTGCTGAAGTACCTTGTACTAATTGAGCTCCCCAAATAAATAAACCTGAAGTACCATCTCCTGTATAGCTGTCTACATTATTACCTGTTGAAGTACTTACTCTAAATTCAAAACCTGTAGAAAACGATGGGATAGTCATTTCTAATTTATACCATCCATTACCTACATTTGTTATATTTGCAGTAGCTCCATTTTCTAAAGTACCGATAGTGCCTGCATCAATGTTAAACCACGCTTTAACGTTTTGTAAAGATGCATTTACAGAACGTAAAACTACCCAATTACGCTCTGATTTTTTAGCAAAAACTGAAAACGTATAAACTGAATCAGTAGCAGAAACAGTTTTCTGTACAAGATGATTAGCATTACTACTATTTTCCACTAATTTATCGGCAGTTAAAGTACCATCGGGAGCAGTAGTAGCATTTGCGGTTATAGATGAATTTATTTTTCCCCAACTTGCATCATTAAACTCTTGCGAATAAGTCAATAAATTATAAGGCGTAACCTCAATAAGTCCTGCACTATTAACTCTCGTTGCAGTAGTTGCTCTCGTTACTACTAAATCTCCACTTCCATCAGTAGGTTTTATCGAATAAAGTTTGTCTTCCTTATACCCCGATGGCGTAATAACAACAGAAGCACTATCAAATAAACTCATATATTTTCTATTAAATTAATTAAACATTGTTTTGC